TTTTTGTAGTCGTGAACTCATGACGTTTTCCCCTTTGGCGTCATCAACACCCGAGCTACCTTTTGATAAAGCCGTGCGGTGTCTTCTCGATACGGAATGACGTAGCCTTTCATGGTGTCTAGTTTCGTTCCGTCTTTTAAAACGTAAGTAACTTTCATGTTTCAACCCCCTATTTACGCAAGTAGAGCTCGTGGTATTCGCTGAAATCAATAACACTCGATAAATCAATAACGGTTCGCAAACTTTCTGATAGCTCTGTAAGTTCACCAGCCTTAACGTCCATTTCAGCAACGAACGCATCATCAACTGAATTTGCAGCCAGCTCATTGACTAGCTTTAGTGCCTCATTCAATTTCGCGATTATAATTTCTACAGCGTTTCGTTCTAAATCGTGAATAATCATGCTACATCTCCCTTTTCTTGCAAAAACTTGTTAACGAAGTAAATTTGTCCCTTACCTGTGATTTTAGGTGTCGTCGTGATGCGAACAGATCCGTCTGGGTTGTTGACAGTACGCCGCTTTGTTTCCATAATTTCCAAATCCATGCTCTTCTGAGTTGGCAAATTACGCTGCTCACCACGCACCCCAAGATATTCATGATCACGTAACCAGTTGAACAAACGATTTTGTCCAATGTCGATACCATTTTGTCGAAGTAGTTTTGCTAGTTGACCAACCAGAATACTATTCTCACTTGCATCAACTGCATCTGCGAATAGCGCCTTTGGTTTCATTTCTGAAATCTGAATGTCTTTCGCTTTCAATTGTTCGCCCGCTTGGATAAGTAAGTCTGCCAAGGTGTCGTTTGGGCGATTGATAAGTGCCTCCGCTTTTTCGTTGGTCATATAAGTGCCGTGCTTACGAATGGCTGGCAAGACTTCAGACGTGACCCAATCTTGGAACTTTTCGGCCGTTTCGTTGTTGGCCTTGATTGCTAACTTGTAGAATTGTGGTTCAGTGATGAAATCACCACGCTTTAATTCATGCCCACTTGTGGGTACGTTCAAATACTTATTAACTCGTTCCCAACGAACAGAGATATTTCCGCTTGATGCAATTCGTGAAATTCCTAAACCGATTGCTGCTGATTCTGCGTCGAACAAGATCTGTCCGTTTTCTTCTTTGACTTTGAGGTTGTCAAACACCTGTACTTCGTTCATGTTTCTTCTCCTTAAATTTCTGAAATTCCTAGCAGCTTACGAACGCTTTCGCGAACTTCTCGCGATGATTTGTTAACTGCAAATGTGTTGATCGCTAAACTGAGTGATGCCTCCGTCACACCAATCGCCTTAGCTAAGTCACGTTGTGTCATGTCTCGCTTAAATAGTTCATCTTTAACGCTTTTCTTGAACTCTTTGGCCGCATCGACAATCATTTGTTCTGTCATACAATCTCCTTTCTGTATGGAACTTAATAAGTCCCATATAAGTAGTTGTAAGTTTTTGTTTACTTTATGAAAGTTTCGTACTATAATGACATAGTAAAGACGCATAACAAATTCCTTTTACTACTTTATCTACCCGCCAAGATTGATAATTCGTAGGTGTTTTTGTTTTGCTTTAAACTTATTAACTAACTTACAAGAATTAGTATATATGATAGTTTCATACTTGTCAACACATTATATGATACTTTCGTACTTTCTTGTCGACGAACAGGGGAAACCGTTGATATGTCCATACTTAATAGAACAAAAGAAGTTGCAAAACTACGGGGGATTTCATTAACAGACACTGCAATTAAAGCCGGACTAGCTGAGAAATCAATTTATTCTTGGGATCGAAGTACACCAAAGGCAGATAATCTTCAAAAGGTTGCAGATGTTCTCCATGTCTCTACTGATTATCTTTTAGGGCGTACAAACATTATGAACCCCACTTCATTTGATGATCTTACTGAAGCACAAAAAGAAGTCGCTTATTTCATTGATCCGTCCGCTACTAAAGAAGATATTGAGCAGATAAAGCAACTAGTTGAAATTGCCAAACTTTCAAAGCGTAGATTATGAGGTCGATTATGTATGACAGAAATAGAAATGTACATCGACAAGTTTCCGGACTATAAGTTTTATGGCATCGAAGTTGAACACCCGCTTTATTTTGGTGAGGTAAATAAAATAGATGGCGAAGTAGTTATCTTCATTAATATCCTACAGCCAGAATGGCGACAAATCCAAGCTATCAGGCATGAAGCAGGACACGCTGAATTTAATATGTATGGTGATAACCAAAGGTGGTCACGCAAAACCATGATTGCTGAAAAACAAGCTGAATATGTTTCAAAGCATTTTGTAATATAATTAGCCTATGTGATAAGCAACCACACTAAAAGGCTAAGGAGATATTTTTATGGCGAAGAAGATTGTTGATGAAAACGGCAAAACTTACGTTCAAAAGAAGCCGTTTTACAAGCGTGTTTGGTTTTGGATTTTAGCCGTCATCGTAATTGCTGTTATTTTTGGTTCTGCCGGCGGAGACAAAGCAAAGAAAGTTTCTTCGGAAAATACCGAAAAAACTTCAGCTAAGATAAGTAACGAAACATTTAAGGTTGGTGATACAGTTAAGGCTGACGGAGTTACATTAAAACTAAACAAAGTTGACTTTAATGACGGCAGCAGTTTGTCGACACCTGACTCTGGAAAAGCATACGTAATCGTTAACGTAACAATTACTAATGTCGATAAAAACAAAGTTAGTTACAACCCTTTGGATTTTAAGTTAGATGACAACGGAAACCAAACTGATCTTACAGAGCTTGTCATGGACGACAACGGTAACAAGATTACGAACGATGACTTAAAGTATGGAGATCTTTCTAAAGGCGCATCAGTTACCGGAAGTATGATTGGACAAGCTACTAAGAATAATAAACTAAAATTGATTTATACCGGTTCGTTGTTCTCAAATAACGAAAAATAACATTCGACTTGAATTAATTCATGCCCTTTCGGGCGTACATAATAGACAATGAAGTCTTTAAAATAAGACAAATAAAAAAGCACACCATATCCCGCTAAAGACATAGGTGTGCTTGAATTTTCAAACGCATGGAGCGTTCTAGTTAATTATATCAGAGCGCCCCCTTTTAAGGAGGATTTTTTATGAACAAAAAAGTGGCACTGTATGTTCGCGTGTCTACTTTAGAACAAGCGGAAAGTGGCTACTCGATCGGCGAACAAATCGACAAACTACGCAAGTACGCAGACATCAAAGAATGGCACGTATATGACGTTTATGAAGACGGTGGTTTCTCTGGTAGCAACACCACCCGACCAGCGCTAGAACGGCTAATAAGCGATGCTAAACGTCATACGTTTGATACTGTACTAGTTTATAAGTTAGACCGGTTAAGTCGCTCACAAAAAGACACGTTGTTCCTAATTGAAGACGTATTCAAAGCGAATGAAATCGACCTTGTTTCGCTAAACGAAAACTTTGATACCTCTACCGCATTTGGTAAGGCTATGATCGGGATCCTTTCTGTTTTCGCGCAACTAGAACGTGAACAAATAAAGGAACGTATGAAACTCGGCAAGATTGGCCGTGCGCGCTCTGGCAAGGCTATGGGGTGGCATGTCACGCCATTTGGCTACCTGTATGATAAACAGACCGGAAACTTTGTGGTTGATGATTTAGCGGCCGGTGTCGTTAAAATGATATTTTCTGATTATCTCAACGGCATGTCGATTACAAAGCTGCGCGATAAGCTGAATATCGCCGGTCATATCGGCAAGGACCGCGAATGGTCTTATCGTACGTTGAGGCAAACGCTGGATAATCAAACTTATACAGGTTTGGTTAAGTATGACGGACAAGTATTTGAGGGAAACCACGAGGCGATTATCGATAAAAAGACGTTCGATGCAGTCCTAAATGAATTAGACATCAGGCAGAAAAAGCCTACGCGTTCAATAATAACCCCAGACCCTTTCAATCTAAATATATGCTTTCCGGAATAATCAGGTGTGGATATTGTGGCGCGCCGCTAGTGTCAACACTTGGCAACGTCAGGAAAGACGGCACGCGGTTAATGAAGTATCAATGCACAAAGAGAATAATTAAGAAAACACGAACCACGACTGTGTACAATGACAACAAAAAATGCGATTCTGGTTTCTATATGATGAGGAATATCGAGAGTTACGTAGTTAATGCTGTCTCTGAGTTACAAGCATCGCCTGAATTGATTGAAAGCATGATGCAATCAACCGCCAAACAACCAAAAACAAATATAAAACAACTTGAAAGCGAGTTAGCTAAAATATCATCACGGCTTAAAAAGTTAAGTGATTTGTATTTGAATGACCTGATTTCTATCGATGACCTCAAAAAGCAAACAACTGAGCTCAAAGAAAATCGTAAGCGAATTGAAGATACTATCGACAATAACAAAGACAATAACGATGAAAAAGTCGGTGTGCTAAAGTCGAAGTTGACCGGTTCAGATATTAAAGAGCGTGATTACCAAGACCAATCAACCCTTGTAAAAGCATTTGTTCGTAAGGTTTCTGTGACATCAGACAATATAGAAATATCTTGGAACTTTTAGCGTACAAAACAAACATATTTACTATACGCTATTTCAATAGCGATTGTCCTTTTGACTTATTTTTATAAGGCGCGTTCTGCCAAAACATCTTCTGGCATTTGCCCAAGAAGATGATTCAAAGTCGCCACATCAATGTAACGATCAATACCAGCAGTCCCTGTCACAAATGCACTTAAGCAACTAATATCTTGCTTTTGACTCAAGAAAGCGAGATAAGATTTCACCTCACCACCAATGCCGTCAAGGTTATCCCAAGCCGGTGTCCAATAATCAAACAACTTATCCGTTGCTAGCGCATTGAACATCGCTGGTTGCCATAAGTCATACGTCGCTTGATATTCAGTTGCTAATCCCTCGTGGAATCCACGCAACATGTTGACCACGTTGTCACTGACCACATCTTTTACAGAGGCCGCCTTGAATTGCGCTAAACGCTTATCAGCAAATTCGAGTTCAGCTTGAATTTGTGCTTCAGTTAACTTAGGTTCAAGCGCAACAACTGAGTCAGCGTCCTTTAGCGG